TGATGCCAACGATTGAAACGCCACACGACGCTGGCCACGTCTGGGTGCAGGTCTGCCAGCATCTGACTTTTCGGTTTGGTGCCTTCCTCTGCATAAAACTCTTTGGTGTTGCCGCCTTTCATCCGCTGGGTCGTGACTTTGCCGCACAGGAACGCATTGAACTGCACAGTGCAGTAACCGTCTTTCAGCACGCGCAGTGAAAGATCGGTGTCTTCGTTATAGCGACCGCGCCAGCGATACGGGATGTCGTTGCGTATCAGCAGGCAGGAATAGATTCGCGTGTTCAATACGAAGGGCGGCACCGGATCTGCGGCTTTGGCAAAGCTGTAATAGTTGAAGCCAGCGATGGCGACATTTATATACCTATTTACAAAATCCTCTGCAGCAGCAAAAGTTGCGTCTCCCCTCACTCGGATTTTTTTGTTTCTGTTGAGCCGGTGAAAGTTTTCGAGATTGTCATCGAGAACCCAGTGCCAAGCATGACCCTCTGCTATAGCGTGCTCCCACGCGAAATTACGAGCAGAGCCGGGCCCTTTGGACCTGCCTATCAAAGAGTCGCAGGTGTCGTACTCATCGAGATAGCTTTTTGGCAGGGTCAATAGATTTTCTGCGCCGTATCGATGGGCATAAAGATCGAACTCCTGCTCTTCGACAATAATCTGAAAAGGAACGCCCATGTTTGTGAGCGCTCTCATTGTGACTGCGTTTTCTGACCTACCCTTGCTGACTATGTAAATGGGATATTTTTTCATCAACGTAGATCAACTGATTATGCTCGGCACCCCAATGCGACCGGAACGGATACCAGATGCTTTTGGTTTTATGGGTCAACGTCTGGCCGATCAGTTGTGCAAACTCTTGCAAATCCGCCTCGGTCTCGAAGCGGATGTTGATGCAAGCGTGTGGTTCCTGACGATCCTGCACAAACTCTGGCATATCCTGCCAATGCTCATCCCACCAGTTGGGCTCCTCGCCAAACAGCGTCTGCTGTTCACTCACCCTCGGTCTCCTCGATCCAGCGACGGGCATACCAGATCTGCTTACGCATATCCTCGACGCCGCCCTTCTGGTCCGCTCGCCAGCCATACTTTATGATGTTGCCGTGTAGGTAGGCTTTGAAACCTTCGGGCCCCAACACTTCTTTGATGGCGTCGATGCACTCGATGGCGCCGTTCTTGTTGTAGTGAGCTGGCTTCTGCACCACGTCATACTTGTCAGCCATATCTTTGAACTTCTGAGAGGAGCGATCCCACTCCTCGGGGGTTGCGTCATCAATTGACATCATTGATCCCTCAATAATCTTTTCGACCTTTCGAGGCAACGGTAGTAAGAGTTGCAGCACCAGTCTCGGTCAGTTGGCGATAGCGTGACATCCAAGATGCGTCGCACCAGATGCCACACCGAATCCAAGTCAGAGCGGAAGGCCCGCGAGCTGATCGTCTCCGCAGGATTGCCCAGCAGTAATCCATTGAGGCACTGCGAAGCGGTATCCATCAGGTGTATGCCGATCAGCCCAACCGCTTCCAATCCACCAATAGTCGGAGGATTAGAACGGTATGTCATCTTCTGGCAGATCCGGTATGGGTTTGGCAGGTGGGGCCTCGATGGATCCGCCGCGCTTCATTGCAGCCTGCATTTCGAAACACGGGGGCACTGGCTCACGACCGACCTCATCGCAACCGGCAATCCGATGCTGAATGAATCGAGGCAACTGCTCAAAAATGTCGCAGGCACGTTTGCTCGCTGCATCCGACTTACCGGCAAACTCGTTGCAGTAGTCCTCTAAATCAAAGACGCACTGCTCGTTCTTGGTAGGGAAGGTCTTCAGCTCTTCATTGGCATCGAACGCCTCGACCGCTGTGAGCACAGCCGTCACTTTGGCTCGACCGTTGACTGTGTGATCGACAGCCAGCTTGCAACCTTTACCCACAAACATCGACGGGTCGAAACCTTGCTTCTCCTGATCAGTGAAGCCTCGGTTCATCCAAGCCATCGCTGCTTTGTAGAGATTGCTTTTCTCATTCAACGAAGCAGTGTACTGTGCAAAGATAGACATTGGTCTACCATCTTCCATCAGTAAATCTTTGAGTTCCCAAAACAGGAATATCTTATGCTTGTTGCTCTTCTCGCCCTGATACTCCTCTTCGGCAGTACCAGCGTCCACAACGCGATAACAGATCGCTTTGTGCTCGCCCTTCGGCACCACCTCGTACTCTGTGTCTCCCCCGTCAAACTTCAAATTCATAGCCATGCGTAATTTCTCCTTGAGTGTTTGCACAAACTTGCACTAATATACACCGCGCACACAGGGAGTTGCAATGGCTATAAAAATAAAATCGCAGTCGAAGGACTTGAGCCGACCGCTGAGCGGCGATGTCAGGCGCGAGTTTGTGGACTGGTTGGCGGGCCATGGTGTCGAGCCAGATAGGCGCAAGGGTCTGGTCGAGAATGAGATTGGACGCGGCACACTGCTGGTGGACAACCGACGCAAGAATCTCGTGTGGTATATGTGTTGGTTCGATCAAGAGAAGCCCTTCGGATTCTTCGAGCGCTACGACACAAAGGAGCGGGTAGAGTGGCGCACGGAAAACTCAGGCACACACAAACTCACCGCTCAGCAGCAAAAAGAGATCGAGCAGGCAAGAGAGCAGGTGCGCATTGCACAGGAGATCGAGCACTCGAAAGCCAGCAAGAAAGCGCAGACCATGTGGGACGAAGCGAAGCCCTGTGACCTGCACCCCTATCTCGAAACGAAGAAAGTGCAGAGTTATGGTCTAAAGCAATACAACGACGCGCTGATGATCCCAGCGTATAACCGCGATTTTGCGGTGCAGACCTTACAGTTCATCTATCCTGATGGGACGAAACGATTTCTCAGGGGCGGCAAGAAGAAAGGTGGCTTCTTTTGTATTGGTATTGAACACCTCGACACGGCGCACATTATCAATTATGCAGAGGGATACGCGACTGCCGCGAGCTATCACGAGCACAGGAAGGAGCCAGTGATAGTGTCATTCGATGCGGGCAACCTGCCACCCGTCGCAGACGTCATCTTTTCGTTGTACCCGCAGGCTAAGCACGTCTTCATCGCGGATTTCGATGAGAGCAAAACTGGTGAGCGCTATGCGGTCGAAGCGGCGCAGTTGATACGCTCGCAGAGCGGGCAGGCAGATGTCTTGATGCCCACGGAGGTGGGGGATTACAACGATCACGCGCAAGCGTTGGAAGGCGAACTAATGCCTAACCTGCAAGAAGTGAACGTGCCGCAGGCGTTCGAGTTCGAGAGAACGGAACGCGGGAGGGTGCTGCAAACCAAAGAAAATCACCGAGGCGTGCTGATCGTCAATAACATCGACGTGGCTTATGACGTCATCAAGAAGCGCATGAATATCAACATCCCCAACCTCGACCTGATCAGCGATTTAGAAGAGGATGCCGCCGTGACCGAGATCGAAGATCGAGCGATACAGCTCGGCGTACCGCATGACCGAGTGCGGTTTAATCTCAAGCTGCTGGCCCGCGAATCCAACCCTGTTGCTGAGTGGATTACGAGCAAGGTATGGGATGGGCAGAGCCGATTGCAGGCGCTTCTCGACACCGTAAGCGCAGAGGACGATGCGCTCAAAGAAATCCTCATGCGCAAGTGGCTGATCAGTTGTGTAGCTGCGGCGTGTGGGCCCGAGGGTGTATCGAGCGAGGGCATACTGGTGTTCGTGGGCAGGCAGGCAATCGGCAAGACGCAGTGGATGAAGCGGCTGGCCCCGCAGGCTGACTGGCTGCTCGAAGGCGCCACGCTGAATCCGAGCGACAAGGACAGCGTGAAGCAGTGCGTTTCTCACTGGATTTGCGAGCTTGGCGAGCTGGGCAGTACGTTCAAGAAGGCAGACCTCGATCAGCTCAAGGCATTCATCACGAAGAGCCACGACGAGTTACGCCTGCCCTACGACCGTGGCTTCAGCCGATACCGCAGGCGCACTTGCTTCTACGGGTCGGTGAACGAGAACGAGTTTCTATCCGACAGCACGGGCAACCGACGCTTCTGGGTCGTGCGCGTCAGCGCAATCAACTGGCGGCACGGCATCGATATGCAGCAGGTTTGGGCGGAGATCAAGGAGCGATATTATGACGTCGGAGACGGCTGGTTCCTCACTAGCGAGGAGCGCGAGCTGCTGAACGAAAGCAATGAGATGAGCAGGACACAGAGCGCGGTCGAAGACCTCATCCTCCAGCACGTCAGGTTCCAGTCCCAACAAACAAAGCCAGTGCAGATGACCGAGCTACTGCGGGACTTCGGGATCAAGTCGCCACGCGCCGCTGACTTCAAGGAGGCTTCGCGGGTGCTGCAGGCAAATGGCATCACGCCGCGCAGATCGAACGGGCGCAAGATATATGATCTTGACTGGGATCGCATCGAAGATGGCGGCGGTTACAACGCGCCCAACTGGAACGACTGACAGGGTACGACACAGGGTACAGGGTACGGTTTGGGGCGAAATGTGATGATTTGTAAACTGTATACACTTTACAATTGTAAACGTGGCGAGCTTACAAATTCGGGTGTTTTCGGTGAGGGTAGTACACTGTACCCTGCATCGAAGATGGGTAAGGTGTTGATTTGCAGAGGTAATAAGTTAGGGTAGTGTAGTGTACTACAGAGTATATATTGATAGTTTTATGTTTATAAAATGGTGATTTGTAAAGGTGTAACCAGCTACTGTATGGGAAGCCTACCCTACACTACCCTGTACCCTGTTGGATTTTGAGATGAGCGAAGAGCCGAAACGCAAACGCGGGCGTCCGCGTAAAAGCAAACCGGAGCTGGTCAAGACGCCGATGAAGTTCGAGGCTGATCCTGAGCTGGAGCTGACAGAGATGCAGGCAGCTTTCGTGTGGTATTACACCGAGGGCGCGTGCGGTCAGACTGAGGCAGCTCGACGTGCTGGCTTCAACTTCCCCGGTTCTTCTGCGAGCAGACTACTGGATGGCGAGACGCATCCGAATGTGGTGAAAGCGATCCGCATGAAGCAGGAGGAGCTGCGAGCCAAGTACGCGATCACACCGGAGAAGACTGGATCGATGTTGTGGAAAATCGCGGAGACAAGTTTCGAGGGGGGAAACTACAACGCGGCAGTGAGCGCAGTGAAAGAGTTGAACCAACTCGCTGGCCTGACGATACAGCGCAGTCAGAATCTCAACATCAACGCGAACGTGGACAAGATGAGCAAAGAAGATATCAAGGCGAGACTGAACGAGCTGCTAGGCATGGAGGCTGGTTTCGACAGCAAAGATCACTGACAGCAAAAATGTTCATGTGTGCATAAAAAAACTGAGAGAGAGCCCTCTCTCTTTCGCCCCCGAAAAATCCCCAAAAAAACGCCGATAATCGCTCGGCCCGCATAAAACCTTGGTTTTTTAGTCGATTTTGTAATAAATCAAATGCGCCATCCCCGCGCACGCGCAAAAGTGCGCTCTAACTGACGTAAATTTGCATTTAAGGAAGTTAGAATCGCCCGGCTTTTTTGATTTTGGGTCTCTATGGATTTGGATTTTTAGATCGAAGATCGGATTGGTCGGGGGGGCGGCACCCCGCAGCGGCCGGGCTTTTGTAAGGCTAGAGCTAAAGCAAAGTTTGGTACATTCAGAGCCCAAAAAAATAACTCGGCAAAAGAAGAGGGCCCCGCAGCCCCGCCAAGGCAGGGAGTCCTCGGCCTCAAGGGTAGGGGCCACGGGGCCCAAAGATTCGGGCCCCCTCATGGGGCCCCTATCGATTAGAATTTTGCGTCACTTGCGGTACTATCGCAAACCATGGTGGACAGCAGAAACAAGGGCGCGGCTTTCGAGAGAGACATTGTAAAACGTCTCAATGTTTTTTTTGAGGAAAACGATCTCGAAGTGCGTTGCAAAAGGAATCTTGACCAGTATCAGGCGAGAGACCTCTGCGATATCGAAATACCGGACTACGCCATCGAGTGCAAAGCGTACAAAGATGGCTGGTGGTTCTCGAAGAACTGGTGGGAACAGGTCTGCGATGCGGCAGGCGACAGAACTCCCGTTCTCATCTGGAAGTTTAACAACAAGCCGATTCGCGTTACTCTACCGATCAGCGCCCTTAACCATGGTTTGGAGTGTGAAGGCGTGGCTGTCATTTCATTCGAGGATTGGCTGGCGTTCCTTCGCGAAGGCTGGGTTGAGGATCAGAGGGTCGCATGAGTAGATTCGGCATAATGCGGCCCGGTCGTAATCCAACCGTCAATCGCTACGCGGGAGAAGAGCAGCCGCTTGGCAGTCCAGCGCAGACGGCAAACATTGCGGGTGCTTTTGCGGATCCGCTTGGCCTGATTGACATCTTCGGTCAATACCCAGCTTTTCCAGAAGAGGGCATGACAGTCGCGGAAATGGCGGCGGGCCCGCGATCCCCAAGCTTGGCGCAGAACATTGCAGACAAGGAATATCTGACGGCTATTATCCAGTTGGCGGGGGCAATACCTGCCATGGCGCCCGTGAGCAAGGCCGCTCGACAGGCGCTGCGTGCATATCATGGGACTCCGCATAGGTTCCCTGCCGCTCAAAGAATCCGCAACAAAGTGTCAGGCGAAACTTTTGTCGCTGAATTGGACAATCCGGTACATCGATCCATTTTAGAAGGCAAGTTCGGCGACAACTATGAGCTTGTCGGAGAGCCTAGCGATCTTGGCTTGTTTGACATGAACCGGATTGGCCAAGGCGAGGGTGCCCAAGCATTTGGTCGCGGTCTTTATTTCTCTGGCTCCGAAAATATCGCGAAAGACTATCGAGAAGATCTCACAGGAATTACTCAAAGAATGCTCGACAATCTTCCCAATATGGAGATTGGCAAGCAGGCGGGATCAGGCAGATACGCTCTTTACGACAAAGAGACCGGATTCCTCGATACAGATTATCCTTCATTTGCGACAGAAAAAGAGGCTCAGGAGTATATCGACAACCCGCCAACGGGGGCCCTCTACTCCGTCGATCTGGACGTTGATGAGTCAATGCTTCTGGATTACGACGCACCTCTAATCGATCAGTATTTCAAGGTAACCGATGCGGTTTTCGAAACGCCGTTTGTGAAAAAGCTCGTGAAAGCCATGGAAGAGCGAGGCGGATATGTTGACATGGCAGGCGACGTTCTCGATAACAGAGGCGTTGATGTTCCAGAAGGGGCAGATATTTATGAGCTTCTGGAAAATTCTACTTTCGAAGACATCGAAAATTTCGCCAGTAACTTCCCAGACGAATTAGGGGGTCCAGAGCAACGCGCCAGAGATCTAGCCAAACAACTGAAAGAAGCAGGAGTGCCCGGCATTTCTTACGAGGCGGGTCGCCATAGTGGGTTTATCGGAGACGATGCCGACAAAGTAAAAAATTATGTGATCTTCGATGACGAGCTGATTAAGATCGTAGATCGGAAACGGGAGGGCGGACCAGTCATGGACCCCACGATTGACATCTTCGAGCCAGAAGAGCCCATGAATCGTCGCGAACGTGCTCAGGCACAGCGGGAAATGCTGGCCCGCGCCAACGATCCCATCTTGACACCAGCGCAGGCGGCTAACGTCGGCGGAGGATTTGCGCCCGCTGCTGGCCTTGCGGATGTGCTCGGCTTGTATCCTGCGTTTCCTGATGCAGACATGACGGTTGAGGAGATGGCTATGGGCCCGCGCTCGCCGAGCCTTATGCAGAACGTCATGGAAGGCAACCTTCTGGATTCAGCTCTGCAACTGGCGGGTGTTTTGCCTGTTATTGGGGGCGTCGCGAAAAGCGCCCGAGTGGCCCGTGGAATCCGGTCGCTGCCTATTGATGAGCAGATTCAGACCGTTGCCCGCGCAAAAGAAGGGGTCCACGGCGGAGAGTCAGTATTTGCTCCTGATCTGTTCAAGCAGACCGGCACTCAGGATGTAAGGCGAGCAGAGGAGGCGTTGAAGAGCAACCAGTCGGATTTGCAAACCATAGATCAGATGGTAGAGCGTGCCGAGTCAGTCAATACAGATTTTCAACAAAACATTGCTGACATCGCTTCAAGTAACGGCGCCAAGAAAGCAGACAAGTTCATCACGCTCCGCGACGGAAGTCCCTTTGACGTCGAGGTGAAAACCAAAAAAAGCATAAATGAGAAAATAGAAAGAAAAGGTCTTGCGCCAAATCAGTTCACAGATGGCGTGCGCACATCTGTATACGTCGATTCTGCGGAGCAAGCCGAGAAAATTGCATCAGAGATTGGGCAAGCGTATCCGAGCATTGATCGTGGATGGCAAGTGATGCCAGAGACTGGATACTTTGATCGCAAGATGAATGTCGCAATCACGGATCCGAAAACGGGCGGCGTGATTATCGGTGAGGTTCAGATCAAGACGCCAGAGATGGCAGAGGCAGGAGTGGTGGGACACAGGTGGTACGAGATTACTCGAAAGCTGGAGGGTCGATACAACCAAGACATACCGCCGCAGAAATACAAAACTTATGTGGATGCGCGTGCTGAGCAGCAACGCATTTATGGTGGTGCTACTGAAGCAGCAGACCCGAATATCTTGGACCTGCTGCTGGAGAAGTTTAGGCTTGGGGGATTGGTGGCAAGGTAGAGCCGATCACGCCAAAGACTTCCTCGAACTTTTCTTTGGTCAGCTCTTGGCCTTCCTTGAACCAGTCAACGACATCCCGCTCGGTGACTGACTCCCACTTGTCATCGCCGTCTTCGAGTAAGAGCCCGCGAAAAAACTCGCCATAATCTACGACAACAGCGGGTTGCGTTTCCCAAGACCAGTAAGTGTCAACTTTTCCGCTCATGTGTTACCTCCTTGAACATTCTATCACGGCGCACCATTTACGCTCTAGGCGTATATTTTTTGCGCAGCACTTTGCAGGCGGCTTCAAGCCGTCGCTCTTCTTCGTCGGTGTTGTGCCACCTGTGCATCGAAAGAGCCTTGTGCATATTTTTCAGAAAAACACCATTCGTGCGGCCGATGATTTTCTTCGCTTCTTCGTTGGTCATTAGTGTCCATACCCCCATGCAGTTCGGTGCTTCGGCTTTCCATCCCACTTGTGAGCACTGGAGTAGCTGCTGATTCGGAAAGAGCCATACTCATTCACCATTTTGTCGAATGGCTCACCAATATAGGCTAAGGGAACTGCGACCACGTTTTCGTAGGTAGTGTGATCATCAACAACTCGTGACCCAACCTCGATCAAGGTCACTTTGTGGCCCGTCTTTCCGATGACTTTGTAAAAATCGACGTTGGTCTGATCGTAGCCCCAAGAGCAGTAGTAGATGTCGCCGACGTTGACCGCTTCAGCCGCCGCAGCTTTCTTGGCCTTCGCGGCCGCTTTGGCTTCGGCCTTCTTCAGCAGATGGGCCTCGTAGTTTGCGATGAAGCATTCTATGTAAGCCTTCATGTTTTCGACAGTTGAAAAAATAATGTTGAAAGTAGGCTTGACTGCCTTGCCTTTCCAACCAACGGCGGCATAACCGAGGCCGTTGTAGTTTTCGAAAGTCCGAGTGTAAATCTCGATCCCGCCGTCGCACGCGAGAATCTTCTCGTCGTACTCTTTGGGAATCCAGCACTGTCTAGTCTTCTTCATATCAATCTCCCTGTTTCGGTCAGGACCACCCCAACCACAATAGAATTGTCTCACCTTTCCGTGTCGATGTCTACACTTTTATACAAGTTTTTTTCAGTGTTTTGTCTTACCTTTTAGGTCGTAATCGTGAAGAATCGTGCCAAGTGAGGCGTCCCCAACCCACTGCTCGGCAATCCAGCGCTTAGTGACAAGCCCGTTCTTGTGGACCTTGCGGCGCCAATGTCCGCGACGATAGTGGCGTCGCTTCTTCCTGCCGCAACCCGAGAAAATCTTTTCGTACTGTGTGGTGCCTCGCGGCTTCGGAAGATCCAGCTCGACGGTGCGCAGCTCATTGCGCGGCACCGGCCTGCCCCATGCGATGCGCCGTGCTTGCGAGGATTCTGTATCGCGCTCGATAATCGTGTGCGTGTAGTTGATGAGTCCGAGCGTGGCTATCATCAGAACTGGCGCATACTTCCATGCGTCCAAAGACTGGCGTTGCGCCTCCGCTACTCGCTCAGGGTCGAAGCCTAGCGAATGCCTATTGAAAGCGTGTTTGCCAAAATACAGGTCTGGGCAAAAAACAATGTGCTCATTGAATCTCAAGTGCCAAGGGTCTCTTTTTGGCTCGCCCGTTTCATCGTCATACCAGCCATGATGAATACAATAAGGATCCCCGAAAAAAGTTAGCGCGGACAACGCGAGTTGAGAATCCCTCATGGCTTCAAGTGTCTTCTCGACCACTTCCCCTGTCTTTTCATCACGCCGAACAAGAAGGGTGTGATCTATCGGAGACTTAGGATCAAACGCGAACGAAAGAGGATTTGCTTTTAAAAATCCATCAGGCGCCAAATGATATTGATTGATTAAATAAAAATCGAAGTTCGGCCTCTTGTTGATGTGGAAGCCAACGGTAAGATCGTTGACGCCATTCAGAACGCGCTCGTCAACGGTAGCGCCATCAGGCAAGAGGCCGATCTCATTAATCATCTGCACTTGCGTGCGAGCCAAATCAGAAGCGTTAGTCTCGATCCACATATTCTCGAAAGGCGGTATCGCCTCTGAAAACATCTCCCACAATTTTTTGGGCGGCATCATCGAAGCCGTGACGATGTGCTTGTGCATCGAATCACGCATGATGAATTTTTGAGCGCCGAGCAAGTCACGCCTGAGCATACTCGCATCTGCCTTCAAGTATTTGTCTTGGATCTCCCTGATGTACGGATCGTTAAAAGCACGCTTCGGCTTATGCAACCCCGCAACCAGCAGATTAAAAAGATCAGACACTAACCTCTCCCCGCTGCTCGATGGATTCGGTGTAATCGACATCCCGCATTCCGTAACCAATTGGGAGCCTGATGTCTGCGGGAAACACCCAAAGGTGGAAGACGTTCGCAGTGTCATGGAGCACGTCTTCTTGCGGATAGATTTCTACGCCTTGCCGATGCTCGCCGCACAAATCATTCTTGATGGCTTGGAAATCTCGCCAGTCGATCAGATGGCTTTCGCCATTGTCGATTCGGATCGATAGCCAAGTGGTGCCCTCGAACATTTCGTTGTGGCAGAGACCGTCACCCACTTTGATTTCCTGACTGACAACCTTGTAGCGGCCGCAGTCCGAATACCACACGTCGGCGTTGCGCAAATCGTTGCACCGAGACTTAGCCTTCTCTCGCGGGAACCCCTTGCTCATCAACATCTTGATGAACGCTTTCGGCTTGAGGCCGTGCTGTTGCAGACCGTTGCACCTGCGGGTCCAGCCGCCAAAGCGGGAAGAGGGTAAAGTAGTCATGCCGCCTCCTTGACGTCATTGTTTAGAAACACCGGATTGACAACTCGCGCTCGAAGGATTCGATAGATGTCTTTGAACCCATCGCCGTGCGGCCTTTTGTAAGACTTCTTCAGCCATCGAGTGCAAGGGCCGTATCGATACTGAACGTGGTGCGCCACTTCGTGGGCAACAGTCGCGGCGATGACCGCCTCAACATCGTCAGTCTTGAACGCTCCGATCACGGGATCGTTTTCGAAAGCCTTGTACTCGTGGAACTTGCCGACCTTGGCTTCTCGGTGAGCCATCTTGATGTCGATGTTGATCTTGTAACAGCCACCGTTAGAAACCTGTCCGCTGCCTTTGCAGTAAACATCAATGTTGTCGATCATGTCGGCATACTTGATTGGCTTCTCGCGGCCCGCGATAAAAGCCTCACGCCAACCGTCGAAATTGTCAGCGATCTCATAGTCTTTTTTCGCCAGCTCCTTGAGACACTTCTTGACCCACTTGGCAACCAAGTTCCGCTCAGCGACGCCGACGTTCTTGGCTTTGGCGATTCGCAATTTCATCATTTATCTCCTTTCCCAACCAACAAACCCATTCTAGCCCTTTCCGTGTCGATGTGCAACCCCTTACACAAATAAATGTAGGGTGTGCGAATGTGAATATTTCACAATTACTTTTGTAGAAAGTTGTAGACAACGACACGGGGATATGAGAGACTGTACTTGAAGTCGAGGGGGTCTCGACATTGACAAGGAGGCGAGATGATCAAAGCGGCAAAGAAGGACGGGCCAGTTCTGAACATTGACAGACTGGTCCGTTCCGCCGCGAGAGATGAAGAGTATTGCTCTTTCATTCTCGACGGGATCGGACTGGTGGATGGCAGCGACTACAGCATCGAATGGTTCGATTGGTTTTGGGACGAAGAGGTCGCGAAGTCTGACCTCACTGTCAAAGAGTTTTGCTTGGTCTGGAAGGCCAAGCTCGCGAAAGGAGAAGCGGCATGAAGGTAATCGAAATCAAAAAAAATGACGGTGGTGGAGTTGACCTGCTTGTTGGCAACAACGAGTACGACAAAAAGTATATAAGCACTGGCCCGGCGGAACGCTCTGAAAAGTTTTGGATTGACCTCATTAACGAGGCCCACAACGCTCTCGATATTCTGAAAGGAGAAGCGGCATGAAAAACTTAATCGGCAAAGAGGTGATCGGCAACTTCGGCGCCTGCTGGCGGATATGCGAAGGTGTGATTGCGGGGGCAAAAGTTTCTGATGACTGTGCCCACCGCGAGGTACTGGTGAACTGGGATTACGGCGATAACGAGTGGATCCGACTGCTTGACATCAAAAAGCCCGACGAAAGAACTGCCAACGGATCTCCGATTGGCATCTTTTGGAAAATGGAGGCGATATGAATATCGACGCACTGATGGAAGACGCATATAACTATATGCCCAACTTCGACAAGGTGAACTTTGCGAAGTTCAAGACTGCAAAGGCGGCGGCGAACGCCGCTTACAAAGCGCTGGTCAAGGACTGCAAGTTGCACGACATGGACCCAGACTACGAAGTCTACAAACGGGAAGAGGATGGCTACCTGCGAGTCGGCTGGGAATCTGGTCCTTACGAGTGGGCAGTCAAGCGATTCGTCAATGGTCCTTGGGGATACGCCGAGCCGTATTACTCTTTCGACTTCTGCTTTTATGACGAGTAACTGTTTGCACAACGACACGCAGTTTGCTATTATTGGGATGCAAGTTCAACAGGGAGGGAATTGTTATGAAGGGCATTGAGGGCGCAATCGAGTTTGCGCTTCATGCTCATGCTGGTCAGGTTGACAAGGGTGGGGCGCCGTACATCACGCACCCCCTCCGAGTCATGGCCGCTGTCAATGGTCCTGAGCACGTCAAGATTGCGGCAGTTTTGCATGACGTTGTTGAGGACACCGACACCACTGTGGGCGACATCGATGACCATTTCGGCATCAGGGTTGCGGAGTTGGTGTTGCTGCTGACGCGAGTCAAGGGAGAGAGCGACGATGAGTATTATGCAGAGATCCTCAAGGATCCCGAGGCAGTTGCCATCAAGATCGCAGATCTCGAAGACAACATGGACGTGACTCGACTCAAGGTGGTCGGTCCAGCAGATGCTGATCGACTTGAAAAGTATGTTGCGCGACACGCGCTTTTATCAGGGAGAACCTAAATGGCAAGTTATGCTTATCTTGACTATCCGACGCTCAAGCATCTGAATGGCAAAGCCATCAAGCTGGGCCTCAACAGAACGCTGAGTTACAAGTTTTTCGACGATGTAGATCGCGAGAAGTTGTATCCAGTTACATTCAGTATCGACCACAACGATGGTCGAGAAATCCGTGCGAAGTTCATTTACAACGAAGCGGCCGATGGTGCTTACATCGATATGCTGAGTGAGGACTTCAGCGCTTTACCGACTTTCGATCATCACTGATGAACGCGGCTGAGAAGAAGGTTTTCTATAACCGCGTGCGGCGCACCTGCAAACTGCACGACATCGACATCGTGTATGAAGGTGTGCCGAAAGCCTACCGCTCGGTCTGTTTGGTCAAGGATGGCCACACGATGTTCGCAGATCGGGCAGAGGACTGGCGCCCTCTCGACATTAACTGGAAGCGACTCCACGAAGAGATGACTGACTACGGTTTTCGCGGCGGCATAAAATGATCGTGAGGCCAGTCGGCCAGAGACACAATCGTGTGTATGGTTACATCAGGGTCAGTTTGGCAGACGTCAATTCCGAAGATCTTTCAGTCGAACGACAAAGGCGGTTAATCACCGCCTTTGCTGCATCTAAGTATGAAAAGTCCGTCGATGAGTTTTTCATCGACACTGAGTGCTTAGGGTCCACAAAAATTCTGGAGCGCGAGGCTGCTCGTGAGATGACCGATGTCATGGAGGAACATGACGTTGTGATTACGACGCGGCTCGACAGGCTGAGTATGTCAGTGCCAGACCTGATGGAGATGATTCCGCACTTTCAGCACACTGGTGTACATTTGTACTTTTGTGAGCAGTTTGGAGATATGCCGATTGCTCACCGCGAGCCTGATCGCCAGATCGAGGGGATGGAGCATCACGTCGATCTTGATAGCCGAGTCCATGGTGTTTTTACGATGGCGCTGCAAGCGATCAATCAATTGGCAGCAGCCGCGAAGCGCGACAAGTGTGAGCACAAAAAAATCGAGTTGGTCAGAAAGGGGTTTTGGTCAGGCGGGCCCAATATCCCGTATGGATTCAAACTCAAGCGAGTGGAGCATGAAGGCAGAATACGCCCATGGCTTGAGCCGGTGCCCGAGCAACAACGCTGGGTCCAGTTAATTTTCAAAATGCGTGAGCGAAAAATGAATTACTCCAAAATCGCTCGCGAGATAAATTCCCTTCAAAATGATCGGGTGTGGAACCCGTCGCAAGTGCGCAACGTCTTGCGTCAGCCCGAAAGGTACACTGTCCAATCCTCATAGAAGTTTGTATGATAAGTCTGCGATTTTTTGGGGCGCGGCTTTTTTATGTCAGCTTTAACAGGTTGGGGCAGACAGGGCTGGGGATCCGGTGGATGGGGAGAAGCTGCTCCGGTCGAGCCGACTGGTGTCGCAATCACCTCCGGTGTTGGCACAGCAAGCATATCTCTGAGCAACGTCGGTCAGCCTTCTGGTGTGGCAGTTTCTGTCGGCTTGGGAAGCGTATCAGGAGTGCCGGGCACTAACGTCAATGCCACTGGCGTCGAGATTAGGGCAGTTGCTGGCACGCTATTTTTATGGTTTCCAATTGATACTAGCCAGACTCCAAACTACACTCCCATAGAGAGATGAGGATTACTTATGGCTACTTATGTAAATAACCTGCGGCTAACCGAGCTGGCCACTGGCGAGGGCTCGGGAACTTGGGGCACGACAACCAACTCGAATCTCGAATTTATCGGAGAGGCGCTTGGGTTCAATACTCAGGCGGCTTTCTCTTCGGACGGCGACGCAACCACCACGGTGGCGGACGGCGCGACTGACCCAGCCCGAGCCTTTTATTTTAAAGTCACCAGCGGCACAAGCCTTACCGCCACCCGCACGTTGACGATTGCGCCGAATACCGTCAGCCGAGTCATGTACATCGAGAACGCTACCAGCGGCTCACAGTCCATCGCCATCAGTCAAGGTTCTGGTGGTAATGTCACCATCGCGAACGGCGAAGCAGCGATTGTTTATCTCGATGGCGCAGGCTCCGGTGCCGCAGTGGTTGACGCCAACACCGCATTGTCTACCACCAAGATTAATACCGCCACTTTGGCAATTGGCGGCACAGCCGTGACTTCTACGGCAGCGGAGCTGAATCTGACAGACGGCGCGACTGCTGACACAGTGGTAAACAGTAAAACTGTGGTCTATGGCGCTGCTGGGCAAATCACCGCCAACGAATTGGATGTCGATAATATTCAGATCGACGCAAATGCCGTTAAGTCCACCAACTCGAATGGGAATGTCCAGTTGTTTCCAAATGGCACGGGATTTACCGAGCTGTATGGCAACACAAATCCCGGCACGATTCGCTTTAACTGTGAGAGTAATTCCCACGGGGTCACACTCAAAGGTCCGCCTCATAGCGCGAGCGCAACATATTCACTTGAACTGCCTGATGCAGTTGCAACCAGCAACGGGATGGCACTGGTTTCTACAACCGCAGGCAAGTTGAGTTTCAGTAGCAGTTTCGCAAGTACGGGCAAAGCCATCGCTATGGCAATAGTCTTTGGATAGGAGATAACTCATGGCCGCACCAAATATCGTCAACGTCGCTACCATCACGGGCAAAAGCGCCGTTGTTAATTTAAGCTCGACTTCTGCAACCGCAGTGGTTTCTAACGCCGCAAGCTCTGGCAAGGTGTTTAAGATTAATTCAATCCTAGTCGCCAACGTAGATGGTTCGGTTGCGGCAGATATTACTCTTGCATATTACAGTCAGGACGATATCGGCGGGACCGCTACGGAACTGTTGAAAACGGTATCAGTGCCGCAGGATTCAACGCTGGTAGCCTTCGACAAGAACACGGCGTTCTATCTGGAAGAGGATAAAAGTATCGGCGCTACCGCCAGCGCCGCAAATGACCTGAAGGTTTTCGTAAGCTACGAAGAAATCAGCTAGGTCTGAGCCATGAAGTTCTTAGGCAAAGACCCCAACATCATTGATGCTTACTACACCGCTACGGCTGAAGGTGCGATTACGGCTGGAAAGCCAGTAATTGTGGAGACTGATGGTGATGTCGCGCAAGTAGCTTCAAGTAGTTCTGTGCTTTCTACGCCATCTCTCGGCACCTCCGCAGAATTTACGGGGAACACTGGCGGCGCTACGCCCATAGAAACGGTGTATGACGCCAACGCAGATAAGTTTTTAATATTTTACCAAGAGCGCGATACCGGCACATATTATGGAAGGGCCAAGGTAGCGACTGTCTCTGGTGACAGTGTTTCATTTGGCGCGGCCTCTGCCAATTTAGCCGCAGGCGCAGGGAATGGTCGTGGAATGTGCATTTTTCTTTCTGGTTCTTACGACTCAAGCGCACAAAAAATACTGATGGTTTTTAGGAACTCAAGCAACAGCAATTACAGCACAGCACAGGTTGCGACTATATCAGGCACAACTGTGTCCTTTGGCACGTCAGCTATTTTTTATAGTAACAGTTCTCTGTATCACAGGGTGGTGTATGACGCAAATGCCGGTAAACATTTGATTGTTTATCTAAACACGAGCCAACAAGCGGTTGGAATTGTAGCGACCATATCAGGCACCAACGTGAGTTTTGGCAGTCCCACCGCACTTAGCGCAGGAGCAACTCGCTCAGAACATTTTGGATTAGCTTATGACTCAAACGCACAAAAATCCCTTTTGGTCTATGGCGACTCAAATAACAGCAACTACGGTACAGGGCAGGTTTGCACGATCAGCGGCACAGAGGTAAGCGCGGGCACAGCGGCTGTTTTTAACAGCGCAGACACTCAATTTTCTGAGGCTAATTATCAAACCACAGCACAAAAACACGCGGTTTTATATGCTGATGCAGGCGGCGATGATTATGGAGAGGGCTGCGTTGCAACCATTAGTGGTACAGATGTGACATTTGGTTCGGCGACAGCTTTCTGGACTGCTGTCGGGAGCGGCTCTTCTCCTCAAGATATGGGTGTAACTTACGACTCAAGTGCAGATCGCACAATTTTTGCATTTCAAAATGACGGCGGCACTGTTACTAGGGCCGTGATGATGGCGACGATCTCTGGAACATCTATTAGTTTTTCTAGTAGCGTAGAATTTGTCAGCGATAGTGCTAGCGGCGTAAGCGCCAGAATTGCTTACGGCTCTGGCGTAGACAGATCGTTATTGGTATACCGAGACACAACGGACGGCAATGCAGGCGACGCGAGAACGGTCAAAGCAAGTACCACGTCTACCAATCTGACTAGTGAAAACTACATAGGCATTGCCGCTGATACCTATGCTGATAATGAAGATTCAACCATCGGCATAGTCGGCTGCATAGACCGTAATCAAACCAGCCTGACAGCAGGCCAGCAATACTTCGTTCAAACCGATGGCACATTATCGACTACAGCAGGCGATCCTTCTGTTCTGGCTGGCACGGCCATATCTGCCACAGAATTGGTTGTGAAAGAATGAAGACTTTGGGCGACACGCTGGTAAGACGATTCAAGGCCAAGGCTAGCGGCTCAATTACCGCAGGCAAGCCTTGTCTTGTTGAGGCTGACGGTGATGTGGCGGAAGTATCAGGAACTACATTTTCGACCATAACAGGGACAGAATCTGTTGTTGAGTCTGCGGAAAGCTATTACATCAGAACTGTTTTCGATAGCACGGCAAACAAGTTTGTGATTGTATATTCAGATGGCGGTAATTCTTCTTACGGCACTGCGGTGGTCTGCACCCCAAGCTCTGATGGGACGAGAAGCTATGGCACTCCTGTGGTTTTTAACTCTGGAAGTTCCAATTGGATCGCCTGTACCTACGATAGCAACGCCGACAAGACGTTAGTTTCTTTCAACACTGGCGCAGAAGGCAAGGCAATCGTTGGAAGTGTAAGTGGGTCGGCTATCAGCTTTGGTAGCGCGGCTACCTTTGAGTCTGCATCCTCAGAACACATTGATTCGTGTTTTGATTCGACTAACAACAAGGTTGTGATTGCTTATCAAGACAACGCAGACAGTTCCAAAGGCAAGGCTGTTGTAGCAACTATCTCAGGTACGAGTGTGAGTTTTGGCTCAGTGGCTCAGTTTGAGGCAGGCGCAACTACAGTGATTAGTTGTGAGCATGACAGCACAAATGGAAAGGTGCTTATCGCGTATTGCGACGAAAGCAACTCTTTTTATGGAACGGCGATTGTTGGCACTGTTAGCTCGACAAGTATTAGTTTTGGCAGTGCTACTGTTTTTTATAGCGGCGATATGCGTAGTGTCCGTACAGATATGGCCTTTGATCCAAACGCAGGCAGATTTGCCGTTATTTATGCACAAAACTCAGGGGGCCAAAATGGGGCTGTCACCATAGGAACGATTAGCGGCACATCCGTCAGTTTTGCTGGAGGGTCGGTTGATTTTGATACCGGCGTAATATCGCGAACAAGGGGTATAGCCATCTGCTTCAACAGCGCCACAAATAAAATGAATATCTTTTTCGCAGACAATGCAGACAGCGGGAAGGGTTACGTTGTCCAAGGAACAGTTACCGGCACAAGTTCACCTTATCTTGGGTCAATTACTTCTAGGGTAGCCTTTCACAACATTGGCTATGTCCAAGACATAAGTGCCGCCTTCGACACTAACTTGAATTTTTCTTTGGTGGCGTATCAAAGACAAAAAAGCTCAGTTCATGGGAGTACGCAAAATTACGCCGTTGCAAATATTATGCGCCCAGTGGCATTTACTACGACCAACTTAACCTCAGAAAACTTTATTGGCTTTGCAGAGTACGCGGCGTCTGATACAGAAACAGCTACGGTGCTGATTAAGGGCGGCGTTAGCCCAGATCAGTCAAGCCTGACGCCTGGACAAACTTACTTCGTGCAAACAGACGGCACGATAACAACGTCAGCAGGCACTCCAAGCGTTACCGCTGGCACCGCTGTTACATCTACTAAGTTGATAGTGAAGGGCTGATATGAGCTACATAGGCAGACAGCTTAATCTACCAGCCAGCACGGTTCAGTTGACGGCGGGTGGCGCGATTACCGCAGGCAAGCCTGTCGTAATTGTTCCACCGGGAGCATCAGTGGGTAGCGCGGTTAATTTTGAGTCATCAAACCTATCAGCAGATTGCGGCGTGGCCTCTGTTTACGATAGTAGCAATAACAGGATTGTTATTGCTTACGGCGCGGGTGGAGGAGAAAATGGAACAGCAGTCGTAGGCACTGTGAGCGGAGACTCTATAACTTTTGGCACTCCGGTAGTTTTTAAGTCGGGAAAAAGTTCAAAAATATCCATAGCCTTTGACAGTAATGCAAACAAGGTAGTGATTGCTTATGAGGACTTTAGTAATTCTTCTTATGGCACCGCGATTGTTGGAACCGTAGACCCTAGCGACAACTCAATAAGTTTTGGTAGCTCAGCAGTGTTTGAGAGTGCGGCTATTTCCGGTGACGCTGCATTTTTCACCTTCTCAACTTTCGACTCAAGTAATAATAAAGTGGTCATCGCGTACAACGACAACGGCAATTCAGACTACATGACCGCTGTTGTTGGCACAGTTTCGGGGACGAGTATCAGTTTTGGGACTCCGGTAGTTTTTGAGTCGGCAAGCGGAGGCGTTTTAGGAGCAACATTCGATTCGAGTGAAAACAAGGTGGTCATCGCCTTCAGAGATGGGGGCGATAGCGATAAAGGTAAAGGGATTGTTGGAACGGTCTCCTCGACGAGTATCTCTTTTGGAACTGCGGCACAGTTCAGCGCTTCAACTCGCGCTGGTTACGGCGGTGCTGTTTTTGATAGCTCAAACAATAAGGTCGTTTTTAATTATTCTGGAAGCACGGATGGCGGCAGTAATTTTATTGGCTTGAGTGTTGTGGGAACGGTCTCCTCCACATCGATTAGTTTTGGCAGTGAGGCTACTTTTGAAACGGGTGAACCAAAAAATATTTCTGCGGCATTTGACTCAGTTGCTGGCAAGGTTGCCGTTTCCTATATGGATGACGCCGATAGCGACAAAGGCAAGGTTGTCATGGGGACTGTCAGTGGCACTTCAATAACTTTTGAAGACCCAGTAGTTTTTGAAAGCGGCGCTATCACCAAAAATACGGGAACCGCTTTTGACAGTTCAGCAGGGCGAGTGGTTATTAGCTTTGCAGACGATGGGGATAGCTCTAAAGGTAAATCAGTTGTTGCTAGAAATACTGTTTTAACAACAGCCGCTCAAGTAAGCTCCAACCTCACCTCAGAAAACTTTATTGGTCTTGCAGAAAACGATGCTCCAGATGGGGGTTTAGCCACCGTACAGTTGGGTGGCTCAGTCAATGATAAGCAAAGCGGATTGACGGCAGGTCAAACGTATTTTGTACAGACTGATGGCACAATAGGCACAACTGCCGACTCCCCATCCGTGACGGCAGGCACAGCAGTTTCAGCAACCGAAATATTAGTAAAGGGCTAAGACATGAAAACCATTACCGAAAACACAACCAAGCTGTCTAAGTATTTGTTTGAGGATAACAAGGCCGTGGACATGGGTTCTGACAAGATTACTGTTGGCGATCCATCGTCACCAGATTTTTACATTGCCGATCTCAACTCCAGCAATGCTACGTTGACTGAGAGCGTGACGGATGCTCCAGAAAATTGGTCTGGGAACCGCTACACTTACGATCCTGCAGCGGACCCTAAGTGGGTGGCAAATCCCGATTGGGTTGATCCTAGTGCGTGATATGTGGAGGTCATCGTCCTGTATTTGGTGCTGGACACCTACACCTACACATGGGCGATAGGCAGTAGAACACGGTTAGAACATTACCGAATTTGTAAATACAGGGAGCTGAACAGCGAGTCAGAGCAGACATACACTTGGTATCTGCCTTACTTCACGTCGTATTGTGATCCGTATGTGATCTACGAGGTTCCCGATGATTGACCCTGTGACCGCAGTGGCAGCGGCCACTAAAGCCTACGCTGGCGTACAAGCCTTCATCCAGGCTGGGAAAAGTATCGAGGATACGTTTACTGTAGTCGCTCGGTGGCAGGGTCATGCGTCAGACGTGCTGTTTGCTAGCCAAAGACATAAGAAGCGCACCAACCCATTAAAGCAAGTTGTGTTTTCTTCTTCAGTCGAAGCGGAAGCGGCTGAACTCTATGCGCACCGCAAGCGCATAGACAATCAACGCAAGGAGCTTATCCAGCTTCTGCGCTACGCATACGGAAATGAGGGCGTCGAAGAATATCGGAAATGCATGAAAGAGGTGCAGGAGCAGCGCAAACGCGAGGTCTACGCTCAACAGGAAGCTAAAGACGCGCTGGTAAAATCTGTGTGGATTGCTATTCTTGCAGCCGTGGCAGGTTACATAATTTGGATAATTGTACAGGCGATTACGGGGAGAGCGTGAAATGCTGGATGAGCCTTCTAAGCAAATTGTAGATACAGTTTCTGTGGCCACGACTGTGGGGGCGCTTGCTGGAGTGCTGCCCGCCGTCGCCGCTTTGCTCACGATTTTTTGGACAGCCATAAGGATATGGGAAACCGACACGGTGCAGGGTTGGTTCCGCAAAGAGCGGAAGCGCGACAAGAAAGGGCGCTACGTCAAGGAGGGTGACTGATGCTTCAAGCACTTATCGGTCCCGTCACCGGCTTACTGGATAAGTTCATTCCAGATGCAGACACCAAACAAAAACTGGCCCATGAAATCGCCACGATGTCAGAGCGCCATGCGCAGGAACTGGCGAAAGGTCAGATTGAAATTAATAAGGCAGAAGCGGCGCATAAGTCAATGTTCGTTGCCGGGTGGAGACCGTTTGTCGGCTGGACCTGCGGCGTGGCTTTGGCTTGGCATTTCGTGGGTCAGCCTATTGCTGTTTTCGTCATCACATTCGCTGGCGTAGACACTCCTCCGCTCCCCGTTTTTGAGATGGAAAGCCTGCTCACCGTGCTTCTCGGTATGCTCGGTCTGGGTGGACTTCGGAGCTGGGAAAAGACGAAGCAGGTAGCGAGAGAGAAGTGACGCCAGAGCAACTCAATGCATGGCGCATTATTCCGCGCCTGTTGATGTTTGCGATGATCGCGATGACGTACCGCGTTGTCGAATGGTTCATGTCCCTGCCTGATCCGAATCCCGAGCAAGCGGCTCTGGTCAGCGTGATGACGGGCGCACTTACTGCTGCCTTCGGTCTGTTCCTCGGTAAAAAAGAATGAGGATTTCCCCCCACGGCATCGCTCTTATCAAACACTTTGAGGGGTGTGAGACAACCGCATATCAATGCTCTGCAAATGTCTGGACGATTGGGTACGGGCATACGCGGGGTGTCAGAGAAGGCGATAAAATTACCGAAGACAAAGCGGAGTATCTTCTTCTTGAAGATCTGAAACACTTCGAAGGCTTTGTGGACCGCTTGGTCGAGGTCAGCTTGAATCAAGACCAATTCGATGCGTTGGTTGCTTGGACCTTTAACTTGGGCCCAACGAATCTTGGTGAAAGCACGTTGCTCAGAAAGCTCAATCAGGGACACTACGACGAGGTGCCCAGTGAAATGGCACGCTGGAACAGATCTGACGGCAAGGTCTTGGAGGGTCTGAAAAGGCGCCGCAAGGCAGAGGGCCTGCTCTGGCAAGGACTCGACTGGAAGGATGTCTAATTTAGCACTAAAAGATTTTGACATTCTTTCTGAACAAGAGAAGCAAGAGGCTCTGGCCCTGCTTCAGCGTTACGAGACAATAGAGCAGCAGGAAGACTGCCAGAAAGACTTCATTCGCTTTGTGAAAAGCCAGTGGCCCGAGTTTGTCGAGGGGCGCCATCATCGCATAATCGGTGAAAAATTTAATCGGATCGCTCAAGGAAAGCTAAAGAGGCTTATCGTCTGCTTGCCTCCGCGTCACACTAAGTCGGAATTTGCCTCTACTTTTTTCCCAGCATGGATGATGGGTCTCAAGGGCGATCTCAAGATTATTCAGACCACCCACACTGCTGAATTGGCAGTCAGATTCGGCCGCAGAGTGCGGAATATCATCGACTCTGATGAGTATCAGACCGTCTTTCCAGAATTGAAGCTGCAAGCTGACAATAAAAGCGCAGGCCGCTGGACCACAAACAAGGGCGGCGAATCGTTCTACGCAGGTGTGGGCGGTGCAATTACAGGTCGCGGCGCTGATCTCCTTATCATTGACGATCCGGTCTCGGAGCAAGACGCTCTGAGCCCGACCGCCATGGATTCAGTTTATGAGTGGTACACCTCTGGGCCCCGCCAGCGTCTTCAGCCGGGCGGTATTATCGTGATCGTAATGACCCGATGGAGCACCAAAGACCTCGTGGGTCGCGTCTTGAAAAAGCAAGGCGATGATTATGCAGATCAGTGGGAAATTGTGGAGTTTCCCGCCATCATGCCCGAATCCGATACGCCACTTTGGCCAGAATTTTGGAAAAAAGAGGAACTTTTGAGTGTCAAAGCCTCTTTGCCTCTGTCCAAGTGGAATGCTCAATGGATGCAAGATCCGACAGCGGAAGAGGGGTCCATTGTTAAGCGGGAATGGTGGAACAAGTGGGAGCCAGATTATGTGCCCGAATATGAATACGTCATCCAAAGCTATGACACCGCTTTTTCGAAGAAAGAAACGGCGGACTACAGCGCCATCACAACGTGGGCGGTTTTCAAGCCTAGAGATAGCGAGCCCGACGCCATCATTTTGCTCGATGCAAAGCGTGTCAGAGCTGATTTTCCAGAACTGAAAAAGCTGGCTTGGGAGGAGTATAAATATTGGGAGCCTGACTGCGTATTGATCGAGGCAAAGGCATCTGGCACCCCGCTCACACAGGAGTTACGGCGTATAGGCATACCGGTCACCGCCTATACACCGAGCAGGGGGCAGGATAAGATTGCCAGAATGAACTCTGTGGCCCCTATTTTCGAGTCTGGCATGGTTTGGGCTCCAGAAGAGGCATTTGCGGAAGAAGTGATTGAAGAAATGGCTGCTTTTCCGTATGGAGACCATGATGACTACTGTGACTCGGCCACAATGGCCTTGATGAGGTTCCGACAGGGCGGTTTTCTGTCACTTGGAGACGATTATCAAGTAGAAATTCACCCTATGAGACGTGACAGAAAGGTTTATTACTGATGGCCATCGAGCGGAAAGAGTTAGGCACTGACACCAACCCAGATGTGAAGCCAATGGGCAACGCAATGACGGTGATCGCAGAACCATCGCGACAGGATCAGATTAGACAGGCAGCAGAAATTCTTGTCGCAGATGACGCCATCCTGATTGACGATGAAATCGATGCTCCAGTCATGGAGGCGGCACAAGCCCCGTTTACGGCCAACTTAGTCGATCAAATCGATGACGCTGACCTGATGGTCGTGTCAAAAGAGATTTTGGCTGGAATCGAGCAAGATAAAGAAAGCCGTGCCGAGTGGGAACGGACGTATCTTGACGGACTCAAGTATCTGGGAATGAAGTTTGACGAGGCAAGAACCTCTCCCTTTCAAGGCTCCACTGGCGTCATCCATCCAATACTTGCCGAGGCTGTCACGCAATTTCAAGCGCAAGCATACAAAGAGATGCTTCCTGCCAAGGGTCCAGTAAAAACAGAAATTATCGGCGCTCGCACTCCAGAAACAGAATCTCAGGCGACTCGCGTCGAAGAGTTTATGAACTTTTACATCCTTAACGTGATGCAGGAGTTTGATCCAGAGCTGGATATGCTGTTGTTTTATCTGCCACTCGCGGGTAGTGCGTTCAAAAAAGTATACTTTGACACGGCAGTCAATCGTGCCATGTCAAAATTTATCGAGCCGCAAGACTTGATAGTGCCCTATGAGGCGTCTGATCTGACCAGCGCCGAGAGAGTCACCCACGTCTTACAAATGTCGAAGAACGAAATCCGTAAGCAGCAGCTCAACGGGTTTTATGCTGATATCGACATTTCTGAAAACGGATACTCACTGGCGAGATCAGAAATAGAAGAGGAAATTGACAGTATCGAGGGCATGGAGCCCAGCAGTCAAAACACTCGGGATCACACGGTTTATGAAGTGCATACTGTTCTCGATCTCGCGGGCTTTGAGGACATGGGGCCTGATGGTCAACCGACTGGCCTCAAGCTGCCTTACATCGTCACCATTGACGATGTAAGCAAAAAAGTTCTTTCAATAAGGCGCAATTATTTAGAGACTGACGCTCTTAAAACGAAGATCAATTATTTTGTGCAATACAAGTTCCTACCGGGTCTCGGATTTTACGGCCTCGGGCTGAGCCACATGATCGGAGGACTTGCCAAAGCGAGCACGTCCATACTGCGTCAGCTCATCGATGCGGGAACGCTTGCAAACTTGCCTGCTGGATTTAAGGCTCGGGGTATGCGCATCAGGGATGAGGACGAACCCCTTCAGCCCGGCGAGTTCCGCGACATTGACACAACGGGCGGCAATCTTCGCGAAAACTTGATACCCCTGCCAATCAAAGAACCGAGCAATGTGCTTATGAGCTTGCTCGGCTTGCTGGTGGAATCTGGCAAACGGTTTGCCTCAATCGCAGACATGAATGTCGGCGATATGAATCAGGCGATGCCTGTCGGAACAACTGTCGCCCTGCTTGAGCGCGGCACGAAAGTCATGTCCGCAATCCATAAAAGATTGCACTACAGCCAGCGCGTTGAGTTTCAATTGCTGGCAAGAGTCTTTGCAGAGTTCTTGCCCCCAAGCTATCCATATCAAACAGGATCAGGCACGGCAGAAATCAAGGTGCAAGATTTTGACGGACGTATCGATGTCATCCCTGTAAGTGATCCCAATATTTTTAGTCAGAGCCAGCGGATAACGATGGCTCAAGAGCTGCTGCAGCTTGTGCAGTCCAACCCCCAAGTCCATGGGCCACAAGGAGTTTATGAAGCCTATCGCAGAATGTATGCCGCTTTGGGTATCGATAATGTGGAGGGTCTGCTTCAGCCCCCCGCACCTCCGCCACAACCTATGCCAGTGGACGCTGGCCTAGAAAACGCTGGCCTACTCGCGGGACAGCCACAGCAGGCGTTTCCTAATCAAAATCACAGGGCCCATGTGGATGCGCACAGGAGCTTATTCCTGACCGAGATCGTCAAAACGACGCCTCAAATACAAGCTCTAATTATTTCTCATTGTTGTCAGCATCTTCAATTCATGGCCACAGAGCTTGCGACGCAACAGTTGCCTCCAGAGATTACACAGCAGACAGAGCAAATAGAGCAATTAGCTCAGTCTGGTCAAGTGCCACCAGATCAGTTAGCCCCCATGCAACAACAGGTAACCATGATGATTGAGCAAATGTCTGCACCGATATTGGCGCAGCTCACTCAAGAGTTTTTGCTCAGTATCGGTCAAGCTGACTCAGAAGACCCGCTTGTTGCGATTCGTCAACAAGAGCTTGACATTCGTGCTGCAGAGCTACAGCAAGATCAAAACCAGTTTGAGCAGAAGGAAGAAGCAAGAGCCAATGAAAAACTGCTTGAGGCGGAAATCGCCAAACAACGGATCGACGCGACCCGAAACAACAACGACGAAAAAATGGATTTGGCGATGGAACGCTTGCGGAATCAAACTGATTTGAAGTTGCTTGAGCTGCAAGCAAAGTATGGTATTCGATTATAGGAGGCCCCCATGCCACTCAAAAAAGGTAAATCTCAAAAAACCGTCAGCGATAACATCAAGACTGAAATGAAAGCGGGCAAGCCCCACAAACAGGCAGTCGCTATTGCAATGAAAACCGCCAAAGGAATGAGTCAAGGTGGCGAGGTAAAGCGCGTCAGGAAACAAGTTCGCGGCGGTGGCGCTGCGACAAAAGGGCTTAATTTTTATGAGATCGAGTGATGGATGATATCGACCTCGCAAATCGCTTGAAAAAAACTATTGAGGAAAGGAAGCAGCTCATTCAAGAAACCCTGATGAGCGGCCGACTTTCTGATATGGAAATGTACAAGAGTATACTCGGCGAGATTAATGCGCTAACCTTAATAGAACAGACCATTTCTGAATATTTTAAGGGGAGTTGAGTTGGGAGTTGAAGAGGCTTATGTACCACCGGATCAGGTTGTTCTGGATCCAACTATTTTGGAAAAAAGTGCAATTGAGAGGATGCCAGATCCTACGGGGTGGAGAATGTTGGTCCTGCCGTGGGCAGGCGTTGCAAAAAGTAAAGGCGGCATACACCTGACCAAAAGCACAATGGATCGAGAGGCTCTGGCCACTGTCATAGCTTATGTGGTCAAGATGGGCCCGTTATGCTACAACGACACGGAGAAATTTGGCGACACGCCTTGGTGCCGAGAAAAACAGTGGATCATGATCGGTAGGTACGCAGGCGCTAGATTCAAATTGGAGGACGGCCAAGAGGTCAGAATAATCAATGATGACGAGTGTATTGGCACGATTTTGAACCCAGCAGACGTGGTGAGCATCTTATGATTGACAACGAAGCAAGACAGCCCGAAGAAGAAATACAAATAGAAATTACAGATCAGCCTGACGCCGAGCCGCAAGGCTCTGAGGATGAGCTGACAGAATATTCGAAACGTGTCTCCCGTCGCGTCAACAAGCTAAACGCAAGAGCGAGGGAGGCGGAAGAGAGAGCGGCCGCTGCAGAGCGATTGGTGCAAGAGAGAGAGCAACAACTGCATCAATTTAGAAATATTGCAGCCGAAAATGAATCTGCCGCGCTTGTTGCAGAAGAGGAAAAAATAAAAGCACAGGAATCGCAGGTAGACGAAATTTTCCGTCAGGCGGTCCAGAGCGGCGACGCTGACCTACAGTCGAAAGCCACCACCTTGAAGAACGAGGTTGCGATTCGCAAAGAAAAATTAAATACCGCGAAGGCTAGGAGGCAGGCGCAAGAACAACAGCAGGCTCAATATCAAACTTATGAGCAGGCTCCGCAACAACAGCCCCAGCCTCAAGCCGAGCCTCAAGCCCAAGAGCCTACACAAGAGGCTTTAGCTTGGCACGAAAAAAATCCTTGGTATGGCGACGCAGAAAGCGAAGAGCACAAAGAAGCCACACAGTTTGCGTATTTTACGCATTACAATTTAATCAGCGAGGGCTTCGAGCCTGATTCAGAAGATTATTATCAGGCACTAGATTCCCGTGTCGAAAGGGCTTATCCTAATCTACCAAGACAGGGCACAAGTGCCCCGTCACAAGAGATCGAGCAAAGTGAGAGTCAACCCGCCGTGCAACGAGTTGCCTCCGCCACAAATAGTGGTCGATCACAAACACGAGTGAAGAAGGACGGTGTTCGTTTCACCAATAGTGAAATCGACCGGATTAGCGGATTAAAGCCGCATAATATGACCGACGAACAATGGTTGAAAATTGTGGCAAAAGAGAAGCAGAAAATCCAAGCGAGAGAGGCTAGATAATGGCTGAAACAAAAAAGAACACTCGGTCCAGCCGTGAGAGCGGAGCGCACGATAATCAGGCTCGGCGAAAACCATGGCGTCCAGTGCGGAAGTTAGAGACTCCACCCCCTCCACCCGGCTTTGTTTACAGGTGGATTCGTGAGTCGATGTTAGGAAACGAAGACAGAGCGAATGTTTCGCGACGTCTGCGCGAAGGTTGGGAATTGGTACGCGGTACTGATCTCCCGCCTGAGTGGCAGCTCCCAACAGTAGATAACGGCCGACATGAAGGCGTCATTTATAACGAAGGTTTGTTGCTGGCCAAGATCCCACAGGAGACGGTCGATGAGCGTAATGCCTATTACTCTCAAAAGACTGAACAGGCGAATGCAGCTTTGGACAACAATATGTTCAATGAAGCGTCGCAAGATTCTCGATATGTGCAATATGATCCTGACCGCTCAAGCCGTGTTTCTTTTGGCAAGCAGTAAAAGGAGAAGTTCATCATGGCAAATAAAGATGCCGCATTTGGACTAAAGCCAGCTCGGATGATGGGCGGTGCTCCGTATTCTGGAGGTCAATCTCGTTATAGGATCGCCAACAATCAGTCGGGAGCTATCTTCCAAGGTGACTTGGTAAAGCAACTGACTGGCGGTACTGTTTCACGAGCGGCCGCTAGTTCTACTGTGCCCGTTGTCGGAGTATTCAACGGCGTGCAGTATACGGACCCAACCTCGAAAGAGACGGTTTTTGCAAACTCTTATCCCGGCAGTGTTGCTGCGGATGACATTATCGCTTTCATTATTGATGACCCCGACGTTGTTTTCGAGATACAGGCTGACGACACTTTTCCAGTCGCTGACCTCTTCGGAAATTTCGACATCGTGGATCAGTCAACGACAGGCGATACCACTTCTGGCAGATCGAACATGGAGCTTGATGTAACGACTGGTGCTACTACCACGACGTTGCCTCTCAAGGCTATCGACATCAGTCAGGATCCCGATAACTCAGACGTAGCGAGCGCAAACACCAATGTTATGGTTGTAATTCAAAACCATATTATGGGTGTGAAAGGCGCTGGCTTAGCATAAGGAGGCTAGGTAATGGCTATTTCACGAGCACAACTAGCCAAGGAATTAGAGCCAGGATTGAACGCTTTATTTGGAATGTCCTACCAGGATTATGGACCCGAAGAATATGCAGAGATCTTCAGCATCGAAGACTCCGACCGGGCCTTCGAAGAAGAAGTGTTGATTACTGGTTTTGGTTCTGCGCCAGTTAAGTCTGAGGGTGCAGGTGTTGTTTTTGATACCGCATCAGAGGGCTTCACTGCACGCTATACGCACCAGACGATTGCTTTGGCATTTTCTCTCACCCAGGAGGCCATCGAGGACAATCTTTACGATTCCTTGGGTCGCCGGTATGTGAAAGCGCTTGCGCGTTCCATGGCAAATACGAAAGAAGTCAAAGGTGCGGACGTCCTCAACAATGCTTTCGACACCAACTTTGCTGGTGGCGACGGGCAACCGTTGATCTCAACCGCTCACCCGCTTGCGGGCGGCGGCACCGAAGCTAATCGCGCTGCGACCATGGCAGACCTTAATGAGACTTCTTTGGAAGATAATCTCATTGACATCAGCACATTTACTGATGATCGCGGGCTGCTCATTTCGGTACAGGCGACCAAGCTAGTTATACCACCCCAGTTGGTTTTCGTTGCAGACAGGATTCTGAACTCGACCTTACGGCCGGGCACTGCTGACAATGACGTCAACGCTATCAGGAACACAGGCGTGTTGCCGCAGGGCTACACGGTCAATCATTATCTGAGTGACCCTGACGCTTACTTCTTGTTGACCTCGGTCACGGAAGCAGGCGAAGGCTTGAAAATGTTCCAGCGCACGGCGATGGAGACCAGCATGGAGCCTGATTTTTCCACCGACAACATCAGATACAAAAGCCGGGAGCGTTATAGTTTTGGCTTTTCTGATTGGCGTGGAATCTACGGCTCTCAAGGGGCTTAATCCAAGCAAGACTCCTAAGAGTGTTGGGGCCTTCGGGCCCCTTTTTTTTATTTTTTTTGCGGAGTAAACTGAATCAGTCTAATGGTCATTGCATAGAGCGATGGCTGGTTCAAAAGGAGAACTGCTATGACAACCCATTTTACCTCTGGCGTAACAAACGTAGGCGCGGGTAGCACGCTCGGCAAAGCCAAGATGCCTGCCCCTGCGAAGTACCACGTTTATCACAATGACTTCGACACCTACTTGGCAAGCGACTGGACAATTACCACCACTGAGGGTGGCTCGGGCAACGCTTCCGAGGCTTTGGTCGATGGTGACGGCGGCTTACTGGCGATCACGAATGATGACGCGGATAACGACAATGATTTCCTTCAGCTCGTGAAGGAAGGTTTTAAGTACGAAGCTGGCAAGCAGTTGGCGTTTAACGCACGATTCAAGACATCTGATGCCGACGCCTCTGATGTCGTGATGGGTTTGCAAATTACGGATACTAGCCCGCTAAATACCACCGACGGAATTTTCTTTCTGCTGACAGACGGCTCGACTACTTTGACGTTCATTGTCGAAAAAGACAGCACGCAGAGCACTCTGGATTTGCCGACCGCGATGGCGGATGACACTTTTATGACAGTTGGCTTCATGTATGATCCAAAGGGTCAGAAATTTCACGTCTATCAGAACAATACTGAGGTCGGCACCGTTGCCTCTACGAATGCTCCAGATGACGAAGAGTTGACAGTCAGCTTTGGC